TCATTTACTATTAAATTTTGATTCATTCCTTGAAATTCATCAATTACTGATGATATTTCAAATCTAGGTTTAGCTTTATGTATAGATACTGTTTTTTTACTTTTATTTATTAATAAATTACGGGGTGTTTTAGCCATTAGAAGCCTCTTCCAGAAATCCAAGGGAATAATCCCGAATAATTATTTTGTGCATTAGTCATTTGTCCATTAGTGTAGTTATTACTTTGTCCAATTGAACCAGTAACAGCATATTGTGCTGGAGTTCTTGGTATTCCCGCATTTAATGTTTTTAATCCAATTAATTGATAACGATAAGCCCCGTTTGGTAATTTATCCATTAATCTGTTTAAATATTTACTATACTCTAATCCGTAATAATCAACAAAATCATCTAATACACGTTTCATATCTGTGTTGCGTTCAATAAAAGCACGTATTAATTGCAATGATGCTTGGTATACAAACATATTATAAATAAAAGAATAAGATTGTGCAGGTAATGTAGTCCATAACCCATTAGTTGTTGTAATTAATGTAGGAACGGTTACATAATAGGGAGACAAATCTTCTAATACAATACCTTCAGCAGAAGCAATTAATTGATTTGCTTCTACCGTTGATATACCAGTACTATCAGTATCAGACACCAATACTTTATCTGTGCCAATTAATGGTTTTACATTATCGGTATAATCAATATAATTTGGTGTTGGTAATGGTGCTCCCATTAATTTACCTTTTAAACGTTATTATATAACCCAGTTAAAAAGAATTGTGCTTCAGGCATATATATTGCTGGAGCACCAGCCAAAGAAGCTACAACATCTATTCTATTAACAGTATCTGCATTATGTAAATTACGACTAAACACACCTGTAAACAATCCCATAGCAGGAGAATCCACATTAGGATCAATTTCGTTATATGTTAAATGAAAAGCTCCATTTTGTCCGCCCATAGCCGTTAAATCTAACATAACATACATTTTACCGCGTGGCACAAAAAATTGTTGAGCTGAAGCTAAATTTGTTGCATCATTAGGAGTTGTTTGTGTAGTTCCATTTGAATTTTGTTGTACCCACACATCATCATCTGCTAATAACGGAAATTCAAAACTAGGTGCATAATATGCATTTAGCTCTTTTACCATATCACCTATTTGGACGGATAATTTTTTATTACCCAAAGAAGTACCCGCAGCCATCATTAAATTAGTTACAGCTTTAACATTAGGATGATTCATCATTGCTTGTAGATCAGCACCATTACATACAATGCCTCTAATATATCTACGATATTTTAAAAATATTGGGTTATTTAAAATATTTGTAATAGCAATAAACGGAGTATAATAAGGATCAATAGAAGAATAAGTCACACTACCGTCTGCATTTAAAGTTCCCATAGATTCGTACATTGCAATATAATTACTTGATGGGATGTTACTATTAATAGCTGTGCCACCATAGATAAAAGAATTATTAAATAAAGCTTGATTTAATAAATATTTTTTACGTGTAATTGCTTGTACCACTAAATTTACTGTATTATATGCTAATAATTGACCTATACCGCGATCTGCTAATGTAATATTTCCACGTTGACGTGCAAACATAATGTCTTTACTACCTAACGAAGTTCTAGCACCCCAAAGACCAGGCTGATATTCTAAAACATAAGTGTCAAGAGGTCTAACGGTTGGTAAAGTTGAACTATCGCCACCAAATTCAGGTAAAATACCTGTATTTCCAACTATACGATCTAATACAACTTTATATTGTGGAACGGCTTTATCAGGGAATGCCATAGATAATAACGTATCTTTTTCAATACTAGATCCGACTTCTTGCACAATCATATTTAAAGTACCAGCTGTCCAATTACCTAAAAATGGTGTGTTAGCATCATCACTAGACAATTGAATACCTTCAATAGTTTTTTCACTAAATTCTAAACCTTCTGCAAGTTTTTGTAATTTATCAATTTTATTAGTTACATTACCATCTTTTACAATTTTTGGTAAAGCTTCGCTAAAAGCTAAAGATTTTTCTGATATTTCATCAATTTGATTTTTAGCAACATGTTTATTCCAATTTGCATCCCATGATTGTTTAAAATTAAAAGGAATGTTGTTTATTTTATCTGTTTCGTAATTCATTTTTTACCCTTTCTTTCTTAATAAGCAAAAAGAATTTCAGAGCTATTGCTTGAATTCTCGGCTTGAAATTGTTTAGTTAATACACCAGAAGTAGTTTTAATTGCTGTATTTACTAACGCTATATCTGTTGCTGGAGTACCAGATCCATATAAATATTGTTGTCTAATTACCCATCCTTGTAATTGCGTAGCAACTTGAATAGTGCCACTATAAACAAACGGTTGATTTGTAACTGGATCTAACAATGGTAACGGATTTTTTAAACCTAAATCACAAATTATCATACCGTTCCAAACCGCTTGACCTGTATCAGTACTTGCAGGATCAAAATTAATTAATGCACCGGCTGTTAAATTTGCAAAACGACCAGTACCATCACCAACAGCATTGGCTAACATTTGCCCATTAAAATAACCTAAAGTTAAATTTAAACTTGGTAATAATTGTTGGCTTGGATTTCCGCTAACGGTAGTAAATCCACCACCAATTATAATTGATGTACCTTGTTTAGTCCAAAGTATTACATTTTGTGTATTAGCATAAGATAATCTATTGCCGTCAATAGGGTATTGCATTATTTTTTCTCCTCTTTATTAGTGAAATGTTTTTCTGCCATTTCAAGAATTTTAGATACTGATTCTCCATGAGATTTTACAGTTTCTTCCAGTGTGCACATTCTTTGATGCATTTCTTTTGAGCTTTCAGCAAAATGTTTCCCAAATCTTTCACCAAATTTTTTTTCTTTTTTTTCCATTTTACGTTTTTTAATTTCAGACATGTTTTTTTCTTCTTTTTTAATTATTTGTTTTTCTTCTTGACTTTCTTTTTCTGCAAATTGTAAAAGAATTTCATCAACTTTTTGTTTTAAATTTTTACTCATTCTGAATATTCTCCTAATTGAATGGTTAAATTGTTAATTTGTTTTTGCAATTGAATTTGCTGATCTAAATATTCAGATAAATATTTATCTTCATATTGTTTTACTTCTAAATTATTACCTAATTCAATAGCTATATAATTTTTTACTATTTCGGGTGAGTATTCTGATAATTTTAAAATATGAAGTAATTCTTTGTTCCGAGCTTCTTCAAAAGAATGATTTTGCATAATCATTTCTACATCTTGTGTAGATAATTTTTTGTTTTCTTTTTTATTAGTAGTAGAAGCTGTTTTTTTAAATTTATCTATAGTTTCTTGAATAATTGATTCAGACATATCTATTTTTTTAGGTTGTTTAAATGTGCCGTACATAATGCCCAAATTAACTTTGGGCATTGATTTCTCCATTAATTGAAGAGTTGCAGTATCTTGAATAATTAAATCGTCATATTTCCAAGGTTCTATACCACCATTTTTAATCATTTTTGCTAAAATTATATGATTTGGTATAATTTTTTGTGATAATTCTTTTTCTTGTAATTGCAAATTATGCATTTGTTCTTGTAATTGAACCAATTTTTTATTAATTTTTTTGGGTTTATTTTCTGAAATATTTTCTACAATAGAATGTTCTGACATTTCAAAACCACCATGAGCTAATGCTTCATTAACAACTAAACTAACTTCTTTAATACTACCGTCACCACGCGTACCTATTGATGTATTTCTTAATAGATCATTTTCTATACGTTGTTTAGCTTCAGGATCTTTAATAACGGCAAGACCTTTTAACGATAATTTATTTTCTACTATTTCTGTATATAAATAACCGCGAATGTGCCCTACAATATTATCTACATTGTCAGTATCATGATTTTTAATAATGGGAATAGCTTCTACTTCTTCAGTAGATTTATTCCACCACGATTTTGCTTTGGCAAATATATTATTTTGACGTTTTTTTATCCAATTATTAGTAGCTTTTAACGTATGATTAATAAAATCAGAGTTTATATCAACTTCTGTACCATTTTTATCATTAATTTTTCCAGCTTCGTATAGCAATAAAATAGGAACATGCAAATCATGGGTTGCAAATTTTCCATATTTTAACATGTGTTCTTGTGATATTTCTCGATCATGTTTTACATAATTAGCAGTCATATTTATCCAGCCGACATCACGTCATCTTAATTTTTAAGTATTTGAAAATTAATTAATTTTCTCAGTTATTATATCAAATATTATACAAAATATCAAATACATTATACAAAATAATACATTATATGTTATAATAATGCATAATAATGTGAGGTATTTTATGCAATTAATTACAACAAATGAATTAAGTAAGTTACTTAAAATTAGTAAACAAAAAATATATAAAATGGTTCAAAACAAAGAATTACCACCCCCAATTAAATTAACATTAAATAAAATTAATGGCAAATGGAGATGGTTGTTATTTGATATTGAAAATTGGTTAAAAAATTAAAATATTATTAATTATATAACCAACTTCCATGTTTTCGTTTAAAAGGTTCTAATTTTTTGTAAACTTCAATGCCACCAATTTGGTTAATTTCACTACCAATTCCATAAGCTAAACAATCTACTTGATCATCATGAGGGGCGGTTTCATTTTCCATTAATACATGTTTTAAATCAGCTCTAAAACATTCGCATTCTTCAAAAAATTTATTAGCCCAGTTGGCATTTTCTGGTACTAATACAAATTGATTTTTAATTAAACCTAATCCATCGTTAAGTCGTTGAAATTTATCTTTGACTGGTTTTAATTCAAAAGTAGGTATACCTTTGCGTGATAATCTAGTTATTAAACTAAAACCTGTTGATCCTGTTTCTAAATTAATACCTTTTGGCGTAAATACACAATTTTGACCAATTTTTAACGATTTCCAATAGTTCCATGTATCTACAGCTAATTGTTCTACATCTGGTTCTAACATTTTAACACGAACAACATCTATTAAATAAATAAAATTATCGTTAACTGCTTTAGCAAAAAACATTAATACACTATAATCACTAGATGTTTTAACCGTACTTGCACCATCAAAAACAAAATAACTTTCTTTAAAAAATCCAGGTATTTGTAATTTTTCTTGAAGATTAAATCTAGAAAACATTGATCTATTTAATACTACGCCATAATCCGTGTAAGAAATATTCCAGTTTCCTTCTAAAAGTTTAGCTCTTTCTACTTTATTTTGAGCTTCAAGATTAGAAAGATAATTTGGATCATTTTCCATTAAAATTTTATTATCTTGTAATAACGCAGGAATAAACGTTACTGATTTTGGATTACCAAATGGCAATAATTCTTCTTTAGTGTTGCCCCACAATAATTTTCCATCTTTACGTATAAACCACCTTAACACACCACTGCGTTCAGGAATAGCATATCCTGTATCTGGGTCTATCCACCAATCTATAAACCGTCTAACCCAACTATCTTTATCAGGATTGCAAGTTGCTCTAATATAAGGTTTTATACCGCATGTTGAACGATTGCGTGATAATAAATAAAAAAATTGATGTTCGCTAAAATGGGTTACTTCATCAAATCCCAGCAATGCAATTTGACTTCCCTGCCAATTATATACCGCATTATCATTTTCCAAATGAGCAAATTTTATATTAGCACCACTTTTAAAATTCCAATCCATGTATACTTCACGTGGAGTGCCATTCACATCAAAATATAAATTTTTTGATTCTTGCCACAAACCACCAGCGTTTCTTAATTCAACAATTGAACGTCTAAAAAACACAGCATTGAATTTTGGTACGTCAATGTGATAAAGTGGTGTCATTAATAACCCAAAACTTTTACCACCACCTGCACCTCCACCATAAAGCCCAATATCTGCTTCACTGCTTAAAAACTCCATTTGTTTTTCTGATGGAACTATCATTTAAGAATTTCTATTAATTTTTGTCATTTCTTTGATTAATTCAAACCGCTTAACTTTATGCATAGTAGATTGAAAATCTTTTACATAACCATGTTTTATAGCATCTTTCATATCAAATGGTATAAGTTGGCCATTGTCAGAAACATATTTATCAATATAAACAGTAATATCAACAATATCATTTTTGTGATGTTCATAATACCAATCCGGAACTGCAATTTCATCCCCAATTTTAACAGTAACATAAGGATATTTGTTTCTAGATGAACTAAGTTTTTTAGCAAATTTTTCCCAATCTTCGTCTTCTAATTTTTCCATGTTTTCAACTTCCATTTTAAATTTTTCATCAGGTATGTTATGGAATTCTGTAACAACATTAAATTTAACTAATTTCATTTAACTTTCTTTCTTAAAACGTTTATTTTCTGGTAAAAAAAACTTAACTGGGTTTTCTTTTTCAACATTAACATTATTTTGTATGGCAGTAGTAACATTACCTAAACCATTTGCATTACCTATTTTATCAACAGATAACCCTTGCATTTGTAACAACCTTACGGCTTCCATAGTTGTTACTTCTTTAGTTTTAGTTCTACTAATAGTATCTTTTAAAACAAAATTATGCAAATTTAATGCACCTTTGTGTAAATTTGAAATATGTTTAGCAAGTTCAAAAGTTTCGTCAACTTCCTGTTTAATAGCGTTTCCGATCATATCAAGTTGGTCAGAAGTTGCCACCTGTTTCATCTTATGAATATCTTCTTTAATAACAGTAAGTTGTTTGGCAATTTCTAGGCTCCAACCATGCTTTTTAGCGTGATTCATGATGGTTGTATGCGATATTCCGATGTCTTTGGCAATTTTTCGCACCGGTTCGCCGCTTTCATATCGTGTGCGTATTGTTAACCAATCGTTTTCTTTAAGTGTTCTGGCAACTGTCATGGCAACTTCTCTTTAAATTTTGTTGTTTTTTAATTGTTTGTTTAATTTTTGATTTATTAAATATAATGCTAAAGATAAATTCATAAATTATTCTTTTTAAAATGGTGGCCTGAGATGGAGTTGAACCATC